AAAGCATTCCATTTAGGAGTTAGGGAAGGTGACCAAATGGCAATCAATCCTAGAACTTGGTTTGAGTGGCTAAATAAACAAAAGATGAAATCTAACAAACTACGCATTGATAGTTCTCAAGAAGGGGAAAGGTTGGCTATAGAACAGAAGACACAAGAGGTGGACAGAAAAAGTGTTTTAAAAGAATTTCTTGAGTCATGTGTAATTGAATTATATGAAAAACATTGTGCTGGAGAAGAGATTGTATTTCAAGGAGTAACACAAGTATATGAATGGCTAGAGATAAGTGGTTTCATTTCACTTACTGACAAGAAAAAAGAAGAGATGTGGAAAGAAGTTAATCTTGAAATTAAGGGAAGGCAGAGGTTTGTTCACAATGAACGCAAACAATTTCATCCTGTTGTGATTTGCAGAGAGAAAGCAATAAGAATGTATTTTGGTAAGTGGAAGAAAGAAGGTTATAATTTAAGAAGTGAAATATTTAAAGTAATAGATAATGTCTAAAGAAATATTTATTCCTAGCAATGTTCCATCAAGCAAAAACTCAAGAAGGTGGACAGGTAAATACTTTATTGGTTCAAAGCAAACTATGAGGTATTACAAAGAAACAAAAGGTTGTTGGATGCAACACAAAAAAGAGTTTAGAGATATACTTAAAGATTGTGAAAAGCCTTACAAAATTGCATTTAAGTTTGTCAGAAAGAGTAAGCATAAATTCGATTATATAAACCCAGCACAAACAGTTCAAGACCAAATGGTCAAATATGGATGGATTGATGATGACAATGCAGAAGAAATCATTCCTGTGTTTTTAGGTTATGAATACGACAAAGACAATGCAGGAGTTTATATCTCTGTTATAAACAAATAAAACAAATTCCTATTTATGAGTAGTATAGAAGAGAATGTTTGCTTTAAGATTTTAAAGAGGTCTGACATAGGCAAAGAGAAATATGGTGTGACAATGGAGAGAGATGATTTAACTAGATTAGAATGGTTAAAACATACACAGGAGGAGCTAATGGATGCTTGTGTTTACATTGAGAAGTTAATTAGTGAGGAGAAGATATTAAAAAAGTGAAAATAGTGAAAATAAAAAACTATATTTGTAGCTCCTATAATAATTGTTAGTTGTTTTGTTAAGGGGATGTTGGGTTGTTCCTGCATCCCCTTTTTTTATTTAAAGAATATGTTATGAAAGGTATAATTAATCAAGAAATATTGAAAGGCTTAAAGGCTAATCAATCACAAATTAAAATAAAAAACACATTGAAAAAGATATACAACATAACAGTATCAAAAGAAGTGTTTAAAATTAGATACAATGCCATTAAATCAAGATTTAGAACAGTATTACCTGAAGCTGTTAAACCTAGCAGAAAAGATAACTAAAGGAAATAAGGTTGATGCCAAAGATTTGGTGCAAGACCTTTATGTTATCATACTAGAATACGACAGAGATAAGATTAAAAAGATTATTGAGAATGGTCATCTTGTCTTTTGGTCTGCAAGAGTTCTGATGAATCAATATGTAAGAACTAATTCAGCATTTAAAACAAAATACTACACTAGACTAAGGACAGAGAATTATGAAGTAAACAACTTTAAATATTTAGATGATATAGATGAGTGTTTAGAGTTTGAAAACAAGTTAAGTTTTGTTAAGAATAAGATGAATGATTTGCATGAATATGACAAACTCTTATTTGAAATATATTTCTCTTCAGGAAAGAGCATAAGAAGATTAGCAAAAGATACAGGCATATCTACCACATCAATATACACAACACTAAAGAATGTAAAAAAATACCTTAGAGATGAAGTTGAGAGCAACTACAAAGAACTTGAACGATAGACTTGCAATCTGTAATAAGTGCAAACATTTCAGAAAGTCAGTAAATCAATGTAAGAAGTGTGGTTGCTTTATGCAGATTAAAGCAAGGATAGCTTTTACTAAATGCCCGATTGATAAATGGGATAGAGAAACAGAAATAACTAAAGACCAGCTATCAATACTTAAAAGAGTGTTTGAAGGAATAGAAGGAGATAGAGTGACACATGACCAAAACAGAAACCTAACCAACATATACAATGACATCTTTGGAATGAATAAGAAAATTACAGGATGTGCAAGTTGTGTAAGGCAAACAGTAGAAGATTTAAAAGAAGTATATGAAGCCTATAAAGATTGAGAGTAAAAAGATATTCCAATTAGAGTTTGCAGAGTACAATCCAAGAACAATCTCAAAGAAAGAGTATAAGGATTTAAAGAAGTCATTAACTGAGTTTGGCATTGTTGCTCCGATTGTTGTAAATATAAACAAGGATAGGATGAATGTAATTGTTGGAGGGCATCAAAGAGTTAGAGTCTTGCAAGATTTAGGAGTGGATTCTATTATGTGTGCATTAGTTGACCTACCTATTGATAAAGAAATGGAATTAAATCTAAGGCTTAATAAAAACGGAGGTCAGTTTGATGATGATATGCTACTAAACTACTTTGATGAAGAAGTATTGTTTGAAGTTGGATTTACTGTGAATGATTTAGACATTAACATTGATAAGTATGAAGACAACACAAAGCAGGAAGATACAAAAGAGGTGTGTGAATGTTGTGGTAAATGAGAAAGCATACAAAGATATATTTAAAGTACTTTAACTTTGATGAGTGTGATTACATTCCTTGTGAGATTTGTCATTCTCCAGCACAAGATATACATCATATAGATGCTAGAGGAATGGGAGGCAGTAAGACAAAAGATTACATTGAAAATCTTCAAGCAGTATGTAGACCATGTCATGTAAGATATGGAGATAAAGCAAAACATAAGCAAGAATTAAAAGAAATACACATTGATTATATGAAACGATATGGAACAAATCGGAACACAAGAAGCTAAAAAGAGAATGCTCAAAGCATTAAGCAGTTCATTAGGAATTGTTACAACTGCATTGAAATCTTCTGATGTAGGTAGAACTACATTTTATAGATGGTTAAAGGAGGATGAGGAGTTTGGAAAACAGGTAAAAGAAATTGAATCAATAGAGCATGATTTTATTAGGTCTAAGTATTACGAATGCATTAAAGATAAAGTGCCTAGCATTATTCTTCATGCAGCTAAAACTCAGTTAGGATTAAATGAAAGGCAATTGATTGATTTAACAACACAAGGCGAGAAGATTAATAAAATAGAAATAGAAATTGTCAAGTCTAAAGATAAAGACTAGTAATGTTTTTGAGAGGAATTACAATGCCTCTACAAAGATAATAGTAAATCAAGGTGGTACTCGGTCAGGAAAGACATACTCACTTTGTCAGCTTCTTATTGTCAAAGCATTTGAGTCAACAGGTAAACGCTTTAGCATAGTTAGAAAATCTCTACCTAGTTTAAAGCTATCTGTAATGAAGGATTTCTTTGAGATACTTAACAACTTAAATCTATATAACGAAGCAAACCACAATAAGTCAGACCATACTTATCTGTTGAATGATAACTCCTTTGAGTTTATTTCATTAGACCAACCACAAAAGAAAAGGGGAACTAAGAGAAACTATCTGTTCTGCAATGAAGCCAATGAACTTACTTGGGAGGATTTCTTTCAATTGATTATAAGAACAGAGGAGAAGGTCTATATTGATTACAATCCATCAGATACACATCATTGGATTTATGATAAAGTTCTAGGCAGAGAAGACTGCACATTTATAAAATCAACATACCGAGACAATCCATTCTTAGCTGATGAGTTAGTCAATGAGATTGAAAGGCTAGAGCATACAGATGAAGAATATTGGAAGATATACGGATTAGGTGAGAGAGGTTTTAGTAAATCAATTATATTTAATAAGGTACAGGTTATTGGAACTATTCCATCAGATGCTAAAGAAGTGGCAATTGGCTTAGATTTTGGATATACAAATGACCCTACTGCATTGATTGAAGTATATGAATATGAAGGAGCATTAATATTTAATGAATTAATATATGAACGAGGTCTCACTAACCAAGACATTGCTAAGTCTCTTCACAATTTCGGAATTGATAGAAGAAGACCTATTTATGGAGATTCTGCTGAACCTAAATCAATCGAAGAAATATATAGACTAGGGTTTAATATTAAACCAGCATCCAAAGGAAGAGATAGCATCAACATAGGAATAGATTTATTGAAGAGGTACAATCTAAAGGTAACAAGTAAGAGCAGTAATCTTATAAGCGAGTTTAATAGTTACAAGTGGCAAGAGGATAAGAATGGCTATTTAATAAACAAACCTATTGATAACTACAATCATGGCATTGATGCAATTCGTTACGCTGTTATCATGACCAAATCAAGACCTAACATTGGTAGGTATGCAATTAAATAAAAAGACTTATATTCGCATTGTAAATCTTTAAGATGTGAGAGTCAAGGGGATTTATTAAGAGAGTAAGCTGCTTGAGTGCTGCACAATTTGAATGTTTTAAGGGGAGGTTTAAAACTTGGTCGTTGGCACTTCCCCTTAATCTTTAAATTACAGATATGTCAGAAGTAAGAAACGAAAAGAACATAAACGAGATTAGGGTGTATGTTGCAGATTTAGAAGAAAGGTGGCAATCTTTTAACAGAGTTGCTAATGGTACAATGATAAGTGATGAAGAGATAGAGAAAGCATCATTTGCTTATCACAATCAGATGGTTGTTGTGAAGCAGTTGAAAAAAATACTAGATATAAAGTAAAATAATTTCATATTG